AGCTCGTATGTCCGCAGCTCAAAAGAAATCTGCAATAAGTAGAAAAAGAAAAGCAGGTAATCCAGGGGGCAAACCCACTATGGTTAAGACCTTTGTCAAAAAGAAGCGCAAAGCTACTATGAAACGAAGGAAGAGATAAGGTTAGTTATTGGTAGTCGGATACGGGCGGAAAGCTTGCACTGTAGGCTAAATACAGGCTCGGAAAGCCAAGACATAAGGAACTAATATGAAATATTTAATTTTAGTATCTGCACTACTACTCGGAGCTTGTGGAACCATGAACGCTGCCATCGACGGCACTCAAGGTATTATCAATAACACACTCGGAGGAGTAGGTACAGCAGTTGCAGATATTGCAGTAGCAGCAGGAGCAGACGTCAAAGGTGCCGTCGACTCAGGCAAGCAAGAAAAGGAGTAATTTTATGCCAGCAAAGCGAAAAACGAAAAAGAAAGACTCAAGGATAAAACGGGCAGGCGTTACGGGTTTCAACAAACCTAAACGCACTCCAGGACACGCCAAAAAGTCCCATATCGTTGTAGCTAAAGTTGGCAGTAAGATTAAAACGATTCGTTTCGGCCAGCAGGGAGCTAAAACGGCAGGGAAGCCGAAGGCTGGAGAATCTGAAGCAATGAAGAAAAAGAGAGCGTCTTTTAAAGCACGTCACGCAAAAAACATAGCTAAAGGAAAAATGTCCGCAGCATATTGGGCAGATAAGGTTAAATGGTAAATACGTTCAATCGGAGACGGTTCAGCACAGACTACTTTAAAGTAGCATAGAGAAAATAAAAATGAGTAGAGGTTCAGTACAGATAGTAAGCTCCTTAGCAGAAACTCCAATTAGTTTAGCCGCGGGGTTACGCAGCGGCCACAGTTTTAAGCACTTGCCTGGAGTAATTCAAGGCTCTAAGGTCGGCTGGAGCACCATCTGGCGTAGAGGTAAAGAAACTGGCGAGCAATTATATCCTTGGTATGATGTGGCATTATCCTCAGTTATTGTATCTTCAACTTCAACCTCAGACACTACTAACGTAACCGTTGAAGGGCTTGATATCAACTATGCTGTCAAGACCGAAACCTTAACTTTAAATGGTACCACTGACGTAACAGGCTCAACAAACTTTAGAAGAATTTACAGGGCATATATGTCAGGTAACGCTTCCAATGTAGGCGAAGTAAAAGTAGAAATGTATAACATTGGCGATAACGCTTACTTCCCTGTTGCTACAATAGCGCCCGGTTATGGAGAATCGCAGCAATCAGCTTATACAGTTCCTGCAGGACACACTGCATTTGTAACAAGCATAACTGCTGGTTCGAGTAAAAACGATTCCGCTACTCAAATAGCTCTATTTGCTCGCGAAACAGGCAAAGCATTCCTAGTAAAAGCAAACTTCTTCCTTTCCCAAGAGACTCAAAAACAAATTTACGATAGTCCTCTTATGTTTTCTGAAAAGACGGATATTGATTTGCGCACATACGCCGCGAGCGATGCTATAATCTCCGGCTCCCTTGATATAACATTAGTTAGCAATAAGGTATTAATATAATGGAATACCATCCCGCAGATACTAACGGTGATGGACAAGTATCTGATGCTGAACAAACAATGTACCTTGAAGCAAAGCGCAAAGAGTTAGAAGACGCAGATGCTATGCGAGATGCGCAAAGAAACATGGCCTGGTTTGCACTTGGCGGTATGTTACTTTATCCCTTCGCCGTAGTAGCCGCAGAATTATTAGGGCTGTCTAACGCTTCAAGTACTTTAGGGAGCATGGCCCCTACCTACTTCGTTTCCGTTGCAGCTATTGTAGCGGCATTTTATGCCAAGGAAGCAGTAGGGAGTAAAAAGTAATGGATTTAATCTTAGACTTAGCCATGAATTTTTGGCAGTGGACAGTACTCGCAGTATTAGTACTTATCGGTTTTATAGTAAACAAAGTAGACAAAAAAGAAGAAACACTGGTAGGGTTTAAATATGTTAAAATGCCTGTTATGTCACCTTTACCTATAACAACAAGAGACAAAGGTTTTTGGAAAGGTATTTTATTGTGGTTAATGGGTACACGTAAGTGGAAGATTGAGCATGACTTTGACTATATGCTTGGAGGTGTTAAGTATACAATACCTGCGGGTTTTGAGTTTGATGGGGCATCTGTTCCTAAGTTTCTTGCAACTTTTCTCTCACCTGTAGGTGTACTTCTTATGGGTGGATTAGTGCATGACTATGGGTACAAGTATGCCACTCTTATGAAGAGAGATAGAACGAATATAGGTTATCACGATCAAAAGTTTATGGACGGTTTGTTTCGTGACATCTGTATCGAAGTAAACGGTTTCAGAGTTCTTAATTATCTAGCCTACTGGTCACTGCGTCTCGCAGGTTTTGTAGCCTGGAATGGTCATAAAAAGAGAGGTACTCACTGTGAAATGGATTAAAGCAGCAATGAAAGAACGCACATCTTGGGATGGTGCAATGTTAATAGCAGTCTGTGGTTCGGTCATACTTTTTGGTGGTTTAGCAAAACTACTAGCATGGGTAGGCTTAGGCTACGGCATCTGGACACTAGTTAAAAAAGAAGATTAATATGACAGTAGAAGTAAGCCGCAGAGATATTATCTCTGACGAAATCGTTGAATTAAGATCTGAGACAAAGTTTCTAAAACTTCCAATAGCTCCGTACCTGGAGCTATTGAATGTCACTCCCTTACCATCGCAGATAGCAATTATCAATGCGATTAACGATCCTAAGTATCGTTTTGTCTCTGCCGCAGTCTCGCGCAGACAGGGTAAAACCTACATAGCCAATATCATTGGACAGCTCGTGTCTTTGGTTCCTGGCTCTAATATTCTAATTATGTCCCCCAACTACTCTTTGTCTCAGATCTCTTTTGATTTACAGAGAAATCTAATTAAACATTTTGATTTAGAGGTTACAAAAGATAACGCCAAGGATAAAGTTATCGAAATCTCTAATGGGTCTACCGTAAGAATGGGTTCTGTTAATCAGGTCGATTCTTGTGTAGGTAGATCTTATGACCTTATCATCTTTGATGAGGCCGCACTCGCTGACGGCAAGGATGCCTTCAACGTTGCTCTTCGTCCTACTCTGGACAAACCAAATTCTAAAGCCATCTTTATCTCCACGCCACGGGGTCGCAACAACTGGTTCTCTGAGTTCTTCTATAGAGGGTACTCAGAAGACTTTCCCGAATGGTGCAGCATACGAGCAACTTATCGTGATAATCCTCGAATGAGTGAGAGCGATATTTCAGAAGCACGTAAATCAATGTCTGAAGCAGAATTTAAACAGGAGTATGAAGCTGACTTCAATACTTATGAAGGCCAGATCTGGAAGTTTAACTTTGAAACACAAGTAAAAGACTTGTCTCAGTTTGATACTAGTAAGATGGACGTCTTTGCGGGGTTGGACGTGGGTTTTAAAGATCCTACCGCACTATGTGTAATTGCTTACGACTGGGATGAAGACAAGTATTATCTAGTAGATGAGTATATGAATAATGAGCGTACTACAGAACAGCACGCAGTAGAGATACAAAAGTTAATTGAAAGATGGGATATTGACTATATCTATATTGATTCCGCAGCACAGCAAACTCGCTTTGACTTAGCACAAAACTATGATATCAGTACTATTAATGCAAAGAAATCTGTACTTGATGGCATTGGTCATGTATCTGCGATTATTGATAACGATAAACTTTATGTCGATCAAGAATGTAAAGAAGCTTTAAGATGTTTAGATGCGTATCAGTGGGATCCAAATCCTAATCTAATGAAGGAAAAACCGAAGCACAACATGGCTTCGCACATGGGAGATGGTCTACGTTACGCACTTTACTCGTTCCAAACTGCACAGGTATCCTTCTAGCGATACCTACTCAAAAATAGTTATTGACAAGTCACCCTAAAGCCGATATAATTCTTTAAATGAAAAATCGAGGAACAAAAGGAAAATGCCTAAGCTAAAACGCGATGTAGTAAAATATGTACGAGATAAGGCAAAGTCCAAGTATGAAAAGGGTTCCTCTTGCAAGATTTGTGACGAGACAGAGCAGTTAGACTTTCACCATTTTTACAGTCTCACACCTTTGTTAAATCAATGGTTGACAAAGAACAAACACAATCCTGAGTATATTCAAGCACTTCGGGATGACTTTATAGAAGAGCATCATGCTGAGCTATATGACCACACAGTTACACTGTGTCATACTCACCATTTAAAGCTTCATTCAATTTACGGTAAAGATCCTGCGCTAGGAACTGCAAAGAAACAAATGCGCTGGGTAGAGATTCAAAGAGAAAAACATGGCTTGGTATAATAACATTTTTGGAGCAAAATCCGTAAATCTTGAAGAGAAGCTGAACCCTGCACAATACACTATTGGCGGAGGCGGCACAGAGTCTTCAAGAGAATCAACTCTAAGTTATGAAAGAGCTTATGAAGATCTAGAAATCGTTAATCGCGGCGTAAATATGATCGTTGATGACGTAGCAGAAATTCATACTCTTGTTTCACGAGACAACGCTTTTCGAGGCGTAGTTCCTGGAATTAAGGCTTCTAAAGTAGACAACATTCTTAACAAGTCTCCCAACCCTTTTCAGGACATAAATACTTTTAAACGTAACCTTATTACTGATTTCTTACTTGATGGTAATATATTTATGTACTTTGACGGTGCACATCTTTATCATTTACCAGCTACGGACGTAAAGATTCACTCTGACAAAGAAACTTACATTGAAAAGTTTACAATGTTTGATACTACTTTTAGCCCTGATGAAATTATTCATATCAAAGAAAACTCCTTTCACTCTATCTATCGTGGAGTTCCTCGTCTAAAACCTGCACTACGTACTATGGTTCTGATGAAAAGAATGAGAGACTTTCAGGATAACTTCTTTAAAAACGGAGCAGTTCCAGGTTTAGTACTTAAGTCACCAAATACACTTTCTGAGAAAATCAAAGAACGAATGATGGTTTCTTGGCAAGAAAGATACCGTCCAGATGCAGGTGGAAAACGTCCACTTATCTTAGATGGCGGAATCGAGGTCGATAAGATCTCAAATGTAAATTTTAAAGAATTAGATTTTCAATCTGCAATCTCAGAAAACGAAAAGATTATTTTAAAGGCACTCGGAATCCCTCCAATTTTGATGGATTCTGGTAATAACGCTAACATTCGCCCAAATATGCGACTATATTATTTGGAGACTATACTTCCTATAGTTCGAAAAATTAATTATGGACTCGAAAGATATTTTGGTTTTGAGTTAAGTGAGGATATTACTAATATCCCTGCTCTACAGCCAGAATTACGTGACTCTTCTGCTTATTATACTTCACTAGTAAATGGCGGTATTATCACTGCAGCAGAAGCAAGAGATCGCTTAGGCTTTGAGCCTATAGAAGGTACAGAAGAAATACGCGTTCCTGCAAATATCGCAGGCTCTGCCACTAACCCAGACGAGGGCGGTCGCCCACCAGAAGAAGGAGAAGAATAAATGGCAGTTCGCCAAAGACAAGCAGTACTAGAAAAAACGTATCAACATTTTAAAGATTTTGGACTACCTCTTGACATTGGACAGAAGGAGTACATGGCCATTGTAGGCCGTAATGCTTGTTGTGTTATAACTGTTAAAAGAAGTTTTAAAGCATGGAAGTATTTACTCCATGCTCTTAAAAGTAACTATCCTGAGCTCTCAGCGCCAAAGCCTGAGCCAAAGCCTGAGCCAAAGCCTGAGCCCAAACCTGTTACGCCCAAAGCACCAAAGCCTACTCCAAAAAAGGCTGCGGTCAAGCCTGCTGTTAAACCAGCAGTAAAAAAGGATTAAGATATGAATAAGATCTTTAATCTTACGTCTACTTTCAAGACTCACGCACAGGACGATGGTTCTGTAATGATTCGTGGCTTCGCAAGTACAGCTGACTTTGATCGCGCGGGTGACTCCATCTCAGCAGAAGCTTGGCAAAAAGGTGGACTAAGTAATTTCGAAAAGAATCCAATTATCTTGTTTAATCATGACTATGATAAGCCAATTGGTCGAGCCACAGGTCTGAAAGCTGGTCCTGATGGTTTGGAGTTAGAATGTAAGATTAGCAAGTCAGCACCTGCTAATGTTGCAGAACTAGTTAAAGACGGTGTTCTTGGGGCCTTTTCCGTAGGTTTCCGAGTCAAGGATGCTGATTACATTAAGGAAACCGACGGATTAATGATTAAGGACGCTGAGTTGTTTGAGGTATCGGTAGTATCCGTGCCATGCAATCAATCAGCTACTTTTTCGCTCGCGAAGTCTTTTGACTCATCTGATGAGTACGAAGAGTTCAAAAAAACTTTCACAAATCGTGTAGATCTAGCAGGTCAGTCTCTGGCTAAGGATGAAGTTATTACTTCGGGAATAGCTAGTGACACACCTCAAAGCGCGGAAATT